CTCAAACGCGTCAATCAACGGCAAACCGACCCGGCTCGCGCGATGCTCCGGGTCCACATACCAAAATTGTTCCGAGATGATCTTCCCGGCGGTGTAAGGATCCTCGTGTTCCGAGTAGCCCAACGCGCCGATAATCTTGCTGCCGAATTCCACGGCAAGAATCCGCCCCATGTCGATCGAATACAAAAACGACCAGAACTTATGGAACGCCGCCGGCACGAACGGCTCCGGCTGCCCCATCTCCGCCAAAAATTTCGGGATCAGCGGATATACCCGCTCGATCTGATTTGATGGCAAAACGAAAACGCTCATGCTGGCGAAAAAAATGTGATCCAAGTCAGCCGCGCCGATTTCAAATCCGTTCCGAATCCGCCGGAGATCCGGGAATGAAATCGTTTCGTCGGATAGATCGCAATCCGATTAAATTTCATGTCGACCGTCGCCACTCGATCCCACTTCTCGGGATTCTCGGCGTCCGCGCGCAGATCGGCTTCGACCCGCTTTGGGCTCTTTCCAAACCGGCGCACTTCCTGTTCATTCGGCAACCAGGAGAACCCGGTTTTCCGGTGCCTCCAGAATGCTGTTCCGCCCGAACAATGCTCCGGGAGGGTCAAATATAAAAGCGCAGCATACTCCTCGACGATCGCGTCGGCGTGGATGTGGCACCCCGCGGGTTCCTGCTCCGTCCCGAATCGCAAAAAAGTGTAGAGCGGTTTGATCGGCCGGCCAATGGCTTTTTCGATCAGATCCGCAAACTCGCGCGGCTCGCGCATGGACACATTCGGATACTTCTCCCCGTCAGGTCCGGTGACCGTCCGATACTCCTGCGACAGAGCCAGTTCCCGATAGATGTGCGGGTCCTGCAAAAAATCGTCCAGAATCAATAGTCGGCTGTCCACGGTCTAAAGTTCTGGGGGCAAGCCCCTTGTCGGTTAATCCTTCACCAGATGCCACAGATACAGCGTGGGCGGCACGTTTTCGTGCGGTTGGGCCGCGGTGGTGAGACTCGCGGCGGCTGCCTTGCTGTATTGAACCGCCGTGATCAGCTTGGTGCCCGTCGGACCGTCGCCGGCCGTTCCGGTCTTGCTGCCGTTGGGGCTCGTTTCCGTCTGCCAATAATTCGGCGGGATCGGCGGAGGGATCGTGAGATCCTGACCGTCGTCGACCCGGTGAAAAAGCGCGGTGTGATTCGGCCCCAGCGCGGCAGCGTGCCCGATCTCGTGCGTGTGCTGCTCGATCTGGGTAGAATCCAGCGTGACATTCTCCTGGCCGTCCTGGTCGCCGCTCGCGCGCTCAGAAATTCCGGAGTCCGTCGGGAACGAGGCCACAGGAGTCGCCCCTGGATCCTTCGTCGCCATGCCGATCCCTCGGCCGCGGATGGATTGATCAGACGCCCCCAGGTAAGACCAGCCGGGGTTCGTCGTCAGCGCTTCCGCCAACGTCGCCGCCATGGTGGCCTTGACGTCGCCGGGAGAGCCCGCCGACGTGCGCCATGCTCCGCGCTCGTATCGCAGATGCACCGAGATGTCCGTGTCGAAATACTCCTCGAAATCACCAGGGACCGCCGGCCGCTGTGCCGTGGTGCCGCTGTTGGGAATGTTGCCCGACGCTTTCCACGCCGTGCCGTTCCAGCCGTAAAGTCCCGCGATTCGATCTTCCACGGTGCGGATCCAGATCAACGGATCGCCTTCCCCTGGCTCGCCCGGATCGTCCGCCTGGATGAATGCAAATTTCGGCAGCGACGCGGAGATGTCGATCGGAACGTAGTGTCCCTCCGACGCCGAAAAGACCCACCATTGCGAACCATTCTTCAGCCATGGGCCGAGATCGGACGAAGGCTCAATGTCCCCGACCACGAAAAAGTTTGTGCCGACAGGCGACAGAATCGACAGCCGTTCCACCATCGCCTCGAAAAGCGCTTGCACGTCCCCCTCAAAGTCCACCGGCAGCGGTGCGCCTTTCAGGATCAAATTTGTTTTTTTCAGGCTCATAAAGTGATCGCGATCGTCGGTGACGGCAGCGTTTCGCCAGCCGTGGGCTCGATGCCCGTCACCTTTACAAAGTAGCTCCCCGCCGGCAAAAGTCCGGCGATATCGAACTGCGTTGCCAGCACATTCGACGTCAGGATCGAGAACGGGCCGTTGGCAGTCGCCGCGTAATAAATGACGTAGGCGAAGATGTAGGGCTGCGACGTCCATGCCAGCACGGTGCCATCGATCGAGAGCGACGCCGGACCGGCCAGCCGGTTCACGGGCGCGATGTCCAGATTCGCAGAGCCGCCGAACCCAGAGCCCGACGCTTCTGCGCCAAGCTGACAGATGAACGGAGAAATGTAATGGATCCGCAATCCCCGCCGCGTGATCGGGTTGAAAGAATCGTATTGGCGCATCACGAGATTCCTTTGCTCACGATCGCCGGCAGCACCTGCTCCAGCTCGTGCGATGCCTTGCGACGTGCAATCGTCTGCGCCACGAAGTCGGCCGTCTGCTGCGAGATCGTGCTTTGGGATTCGCCGATCGCCGTCTCTGACAATCCCTGGGACGTCAGGGTCGCGGTTTTCGTCGCGTGGAAGATGATGTCGTCCGCCTCCAGCTTGGCGAGGGCGGCTTCAAAATCTGCGTTCTTCTCCGCGGCCCCGTCGAATCGAACTTCGCGAAACTCGGTTTCGTCCTCCTCACATTTTCCGCTGAGTTTCTCGCCCTCCTGGGGATCGTTAAAAGTTTGCACCGACCGGACTGCGCCCGGGCCAGAAACCACGATCAACAACTGGAACGACTCGTCGATGAATTCGGCGTTGGTGCTCTCCACTCCGCACGATGTCTGCGTCTCCTGGGCGGCCAGCGTTTTCGCATCCTGGGTCCGGATCACTCGCGACTGTTTCTTGAGTCCGAACAGGATCTCGTCCGCCGTGATCACATCACTCGCGCGAAACGGCCCGCGTGTGGCCTGGATACGCTTCGTAAGAATCCGCTTGTATTTTCCGCGGGCGGTGCCAGCCCAAAAAACCGCGATATCGACAGTGCCCAATAATTCTCCGAGAAAAATGTCAGCGAAGCGAAATTGTTTTGGTCCCAGCGGATCCTTCACGTAATATCCGCGTGTTTCGAGATACCAAGTGATCGGACAGCCATCGTCCAGTCGATCGGGCGTGAACGCTTCCCAAAGCCGATTGTTCCCGTCGAAATCCCGGGAAAAATAAAACACCGCGCTGGTGTCATTGACTTCGCCTGTCAGCCAACATACCGGCCGAGTGCCCGTCCAGAAACTGTTCCAAACTGGCGGGGCCATTTTGTCGATCGTCTGATACGCGGAGTTGTCCATCACCCAGGTATGCGTATTGTAGAGATCGCAGTAAGGCACGCTGGTCAGCAAATAATTTTCCACGGCGGCACACGCGATGCCGGCGGTATCCTCCGAGAGCCGGCCTTTGCTGTCCGCCATTTCATTGTCGCGATGGGGCAGCGAAGACGTCTGCTTGCTCAGGACCGCGGAGTCGAACGACGTCAGCCCATACAGGGACCACCACCAAAGCAGCCCGTAATGCGCGACGACGGACCGTTGCGACGTGCAGCCGATGTTGGGGAAAAGGATCTTCTGAAAATCAGGAGTCGTCAACCAGAGCGAACGATCGCGAATCGAGGCTTGTATCAAAGATGTGGTTGACGACGTGAAAACGAGTAGCTGCGGGAATTCAACGCTGGGCGTGCGCGACATCGCGGTGACGTCACCTGGGAAGATGAACGCATCGACCGTCGTGATATATTGGGATTCTGTGAAGCCCAGCGGATTCGCGAGATCTGACGCGTAGACGTTTGGACCGCGCGCAACCCAGAGACGATCGCCGACCCACTCCATGGGGCCGCCCAGGGGAATGGTGCCCGCGCCCTTCTGGTGCGTCGCCGTGGTGCCGTCATACACTGCGGGCGACGTCTGTCCGCCGTCCTGAATGACGAGAAGATTGCGCGGGGTGATGAACGACAGACTGCCATCGGGGTTGATCTTGATCGATTGCTCGACCTGCTTGAAAAACAACTGACGCGCGAAGGAGACAAACTCGACGCCTGGAATTTGCCGAAAGTCGACATACGGGAATTCCGAGACGTAGAGAAGCCCCTCGATCCCGAACACGATCACCGGACTACCTTGCTTGGGATAAAAAAACGAACCGCCCTGAAGATTGCCGACGGGTGCGGCGAATTTACACCGATACCCTGGCCGGCATTGCACCACGCCGCCGCGGTTCACGGTATTCATGCTGCGCGCGTATGCGCCAGGGGGCAATTGCGCGGGATCGAACGAACTGTTCATTCCCGGAAGGAATGTCACATCGCCGTCTTCGTATCGAAACGGAACTTGATTGAGTTGCGGTGCAGACATCAGTCGACGTAGTCACAATGGGAAATAGTGGAATTCAGGTCGAACACCTGGATCGGATTTCCCGACGGGTTGCCCAGCGTCCACTCCTTTTGAGTGAGAAGACGAATCGCGTTTGCTTCGTAAGCGTTGCCGTTGCCCAGGTCGCCGTCGGCATACCATTTCGCCGCGCGCATCGCGAGCAAAAGCGCCGGCCGAGAGTGAATCAGGATCCGATCGTTCACCGTGAGAATTTCGTAGGTGCGCTTGCGATAGACGATACGCATCCAC